ATGTCTATTATGGTCACCACGCCGCTTTACCCCGATGACATCGACGTCCTCGCAGGCGCACTTTTTGCATGGTGTGCCGAACGCAGTATCAAATTACAAAGTCAGGAAGCTCTGTCTGCGGCCAATGTAGCCATTGACCTCTATAACGCCGGCTATCAAACGCAAGATCGGTTGCTTGACGCATTACACAATTACGATTTGCACTGATGTCTTGCCCAGACCTCAAGTTTTGCATCTAAAATCAGAGCGCAATTTCTCTAGGTAGCGCCTCTACAATACTGCGATAATCACCGCAATTATGCCGATGTCTCTTCGAAGACACCGGCGATGCAGTCTCGCTCTTCGAGGATTCCCATCCATTCATCCTGATGATAAGCGGAGTCGTAGATCAGCGTGAAAGGACCTTGATAGCCAGCCCAATTGGAAAGCTTAATGCAGCGAACATAATCCTCTGCATCAAGGCCTGCTGCCGAATACCGCCCCTTTGCATGACAGAGTTCGGCGCGGCCCATGATCTTTGCGAGATCCTCATATTTGCCGGCTCGCTCCCAATTGCCGAAATCTCCATTGAGGCCGACTTTACCGTGCAGAGCGTCGAGAATCCGATTGACCTCCCTCGGCCCGGGCAGGAGATCGAACCAATTTTCTTCATATCGGCCGTGCCGGTCGCGTTCATTCCGGCGGGAGACTGACCGAGCAATCGCGTGACCGGAATGTCGGCCGCGCCGGCAACGATCTGCAGGAAAGCCATCAGAATATCGGTGAGGCCGGCGAGCGGCGCGCTCTTACTGTCATATTCCTCCTCGGCATCAAGGATCAGCGTCCCATTGACGCCTTTGATGGTGTTGGCGAGCGCATAGCGGCGCAGCACGGCATCTTCATAGGCTTGGTTGCCGATATTGGCGGAGAATTGCGGGACCTTGATGATGTCGATCTTGGCTTCAAAAACTAGGCTGGCAATATTGGCCGCCGTGCTGTCGGCATTCTTGATCGCGTCGAAAGTCGCGGTGAGCACGCTTTCGCCCCAGGCCTGGCTACCCATTCCGCCAAACTCTTCATTCGGCGTCATCGCACCTTTGAAGACGACGAGCCGAGACGGATGGATAGTCACCTGCATGCCACTGGCACCGGTCAGCGTGTAGAATTTGGGCTTGCCATACCATTCCGAACCGGGGTTCCCCTCGATGTCGCCAGAGGCCAGCTGCCGGCGCGTCAACACCGTCAGATGCTGTAGACCGCCCTTGCCAACACCTTCGACCTCGAGCGGCAATGCTGGATCGGCATCTTCCGTGCCAATGAACAGGCCAGCGCCACCGAAAAGCCGTGCTTTCGTCGCTGCTTCCAGCACTTTGCCGCGCAGATTGAGCCGGCGCTCGTCCGCTTCGATCAATCCGATCTGATCGCTCGCGGCCTGCCAGTTCCGCCATTTCCGGCAGCTATCCAGAGCCGGGATGTCGACGATCTTGCGCGGCAGCCAGGAGCCGCGATAGGCGGCGATGATCTGCTCGTCCGTCAGGATCGGCTGCGTGTAGAAAACCGATGCCGCCTTGTCGCGTTCGGTGCCCATGCGGGATGCAAGGCTCACCAATCCGTCGCGAACCATCGAGAATACCTGCCCCATGGACTGTCCTTTGATGTCGTGTGATGAAGAGGCTCGCACAAGGCGAGCCTAGAAGTTGCTAAAGCTGAAGGACGAACTCAGCGCGAGTTCGTTCAAAGCATCGGCGAAGGCATCGACTTGATCGTCGAACTGCCCATTGGGAAAGGCACAGATCTCATCGAGAAAGGCCTCGTTCCAGTCTCCACGCAAAAGCTTGACGTTTCCCGCTTCAGCCTGCGCCGAGGCGGGTTTAGCGCGCGTCGCCTTGTCGCCGGTTGGTGATATGGCTTTTACGGGAAAGCCGGCGAGCAGCTTGATCTTGGTTTCCGCATCAGCCTTACCGGCCGCACCGGGATCCTGCGGCATGCGGATCGTCACCGTCGGTCCATCCTGCGACGCCGTATTCTTGAGATTGCGCTCCACCTCAGCGGGCGACCAGCGCCCGCGCGCGACGGTTTCGACATAGAAAATACCACCGACCAAAGCCATGCGCAGACCAACGGTCCAGTCTGGCTTACGACCGGGACGCGCTTTCGAAGCCGCGAAATCCCAGGCGCGGCAACGCTTTGCACCTGCAGGCAGCACTTCGACGATCTCGAAATCACCGCGCTGAAACAAACCGCCCGAGCGAGGTGCAGGCCGCTGCTGAAATTGGCCGGCCACCGCATAGGAGCCGAGTGGGATCTTATCCCGCTCGACCACCGCCCGAGGAAAACGCTGCGGAAAAAGCAGCTCGCCTTCCCCCGTTCTCGGATCGACAAATCCGATCGAGGTCCGACAACGGCGCTCCGGCTCGAATTCCATCGGCAGCATCAGGTGCTCGTAACCGAGCCCAAGCGCGAGGATCGTACCGGAGACATCCGCCTCATGCAGTCGCTGCATCACGACGACGATCGCCGAGCGCTGAGGGTCGTTGAGCCGCGTCGGGACAGATTCACGAAAAGTGCGGACCGTGGACAGGCGCTCGGCCTCCGATTCCGCCCCATCGACGGAATGCGGATCGTCGATGATGACACGATCGCCGCGTCCACCGGTCAGCCTCGAGAACGGCACACCTTGCCGCGAGCCCATGCAGCTATTGGCGAAGGCCATCTCGCCCGTTCTCGTCAGCTTGACCCGATCGCCCCAGAGTGCCTGATACCATTCGGAGGCAACAAGGTCGCGCATGCGCCTATTATCGCGCTTGGCATAATGTTCCGAATAAGAGGCCCCGAGATAGCGCATTTGCGGCTTGCCTTTCGCTCCCCATTCCCAAGCCGGCCAGAAGACGCCGCAGAGAAGCGACTTCATCGTGCCTGGCGGGACGTTGATCAGAAGACGCGTAATCTCACCCGATGTCACGGCCTCAAGATGCTGACAGATGGCATCGATGTGCCAGCCGTGGACATAATCGACCGAAGGCTCAACGACATGCCAGGCCTCCCGAACGAAGCCCGTCAGCGATTGGCAGTCGGCCCGAATCCGCTCGGCATCCATGGCAAGCCGGGTGGCAACCTCCATCTGCTCGCGCTCAGCTCTCCGCCTCGCCTTCTCCTCTTGGATCGCCGCCATCATCGCCGCCGGATCCGGCAAGCGGGCCGAAGAGAGATTCGAGTATCGCAAGCTGCTCATCCGTGGCATTGCTCAGGTCAATAGTGATGCCGCGGCCTCCCTTGGTTCCGGTGCCGGAGCGCTCGCTCGGTTTCTGATGAACATAGGACGCGGCGATCTTCGCCATTTCATCGCGCCGCTTCTGGTCCGCCTCGTCGTCGCGCATCACTTTCAGCATATAATCAAGCGGCGTATCTTCGGTGGAAACAACCTTGCGGCGGCGCGCACGCGGTTTGCGCAGCGCTGCCGGCTTCTCGGCATTGGTCATGCGTCAGATTTCCGATGGAATTTTGAAAGAAAACAAGCAGTTCAAAAACAACGCTTGCGGTCGACAGTGCGTCGCTGCAACTGTTCTCATCATGCCAAAATAGATACCCCATTTCGGCGCAATTGGCGACACCCTTGAAGCGCGCCCGGCGCGCAAGGAATGAGGGCTTTGACGGAGACTAAAAATAACCATTTGAAATTGCAGAACAACCTTACACCTCAAGGTCCGACGAATTGAACGATATAACTTTCAACTTCACCCGTTGGCTTCGAAATATCCGAGATGTGCGATCAAATTCAGTCGAGGGAATCTCTTGAACAGATCCACGCCAGATGACCATCCGGATGGCCGCCCCGTGAGCGAGGATCGGGTTCGGCGGTTCATCGCCGCCAAGCTCCCGGTCCTGCCCGTTCCCGGCATCCCCGATATTCGGCTGCATAAAGCAGGCCCCAAAAGCGAGCTGCGGCGTCTTGCGGAACAAGATCCGCAATTCGGCTCACCTTATTGGGCGCATTACTGGGGAGGAGGTCTGGTTCTGGCTCGTTATCTTCTCGATAAACCCGAAATTGTGGCTGGTCGCTGCGTATTGGATATGGGCGCCGGCTCGGGAATTGTCGGCATCGCAGCCGCAAAGGCGGGCGCAGCGAAAGTATATGCCGCCGACGTCGATCCCTATGCAATTGTATCTATCGAGCTTAATGCCGCACTCAATGAGGTGATGATCGATGCGGTACTCGCCGATTTGACGAAAAGCCAGGCGCCTGATGTGGACGTCGTATGCGTCGCAGATCTTTTCTATGAAGAAGCGCTTGCGGAAAGCGTCATCGCATTTCTGGACCGCTGCCTCGCTCGGGAAATCATGATTCTGATCGGCGATCCATGGCGGGCTCATCTGCCGGCGTCGCGTCTTCGGCTCCTGGCAGAATACTCGGTCCCAGATTTTGGCGAGGTCACCACAAAGACTCGCCCAGCTGGGGTCTTTGCACTTGGGTGAATAAAGTCACCGATCGGAGAGATCGACGCATCACAATGATTACGGGCTCGGACCGCATCATTGCGACGGCTCAGGCTTTCATCTTGGCGCGCCGGCGGTTCCCGCGCTCCAGGCGTTTGGCCAACTCGGCAAGATCAGGATTTGCCGCATCGAAGACGGGCCGCGCGTCTTCCGGCAGCCAATGGGTTTCATGTTTGGGCGCCTTAGGCCGTATTCGGTCGAGCCCGCCTGGCGCATTCGGCATCATCGGCGCTATGCGCGACCAATCCGGCTCCTGCAGCATCGATGAGGCAGCGAGAAGTACATCGGCAAGTTTCTGGAACTCGCTGTGGATACGCCGTTCGGCCGTGCGCCGTACGCGCCCCGTCCCCGCGCAGAAGTCCCGAAACGAACCGGCGATATGGGGTGCTGCGAGGCAAATGGACCATCGCGAAAGCAGAATGCGCCGCTCCACGTCCTTGACGTGAACCCGAAGCCATTCCTGCAAAACCTCCTCTGCCCGGCTGATCGCCGCGGCACTCGGGCGATAGCGAATACGGATATCGGCATGGTCCGTCGACTCGGGCAAAACCTCCGGCCAAAGCGTCCGCATCTGGTCGGGCCGAATGCCGCGCACATCGAGATGAACCATCGTATCGGCAGCTTCGACGAAACGCGCGCGGATGACCAGGCTCAGGTCGGCAATCTCGGCCGCGCGGCGGGAAAGGTCATCAAACTGCGAGGCGGACCGGTGTATCAAGTCGTTTCTCCAGTTCCTGATAAATCAGTGTTCGCAATGTCGCCCGAACGGGCCACGGCCGTCGCGCCACCGCATCCGTGCGCAATGTGGCAAGCGCAATATCGTCGAAGGCGCCCAGAAGATCGCCCGGGCGCTGCAGTGCCCAATCCTGACGCTGCGCCAGGACGTCGGATACCGCACCGATCGTGTCCGACCAAAGTTCATCGCGATTACTCCCGGTTTGCCGGATGCATCGCAGAACAAAAACCAGATGGCCGTCCCCGTAACGGCCCCGGATTTCCTGCATCGTACCGCGCGCGTGGCTCTCCGCAGCCGCACGGCGCCGATGGACGGGAACCAGCTTGATGCCGAGCCCATCGAGAAGAAGATCTAGCCTGCCTTTGGTCATGACAGTTCAACTCCTTTTGCCGGGAAATTTGTTGCCTCTTTCCATGGGCGCTCAAACAGCGCTTGCCACGGCGGCGGTAGAACTGGCCGATTTCGGCTTGAAAAAGGCTTCCGCCTTCGAAATCGCCTCCACCCTCGCCCCATCGCGCAGCATGGGCGTGTTGAGATAAGCGACCATCGCCTCGCCGGCGGCAGCTTTGGCAGCATCCTGCGTCGCGAAGACGATCGGTTCACCGCGCTTATCCCGGAGGATCTCATTTGTCGCTCGGTGAACCTTGCGAATCCAGCCGAGATGGCCACCTGCAACGGCTTCCGTTCCAATTTGAAATTCGTTCATAGCAACCTCCCCCGGCTCGCTTGGCCGGGTCTATCTCTATAGTTTCCGATTGAATTTTAACGTTCGGGTGCCCGCCTACCCTCTGCACAGCTTCGCCGCCATGCCGGCTCTTTGGGCTCAAGCTTGGGATCTTCAGCAATGTGGAAGTGAATTTGGTCTCCCTCAGGAGCACCGGAATCTTCATCCTCTAGGGATGGCATTGGCGATTTCCAAATGACCGACTTTATCGCGATCACCATAGCAACGAAAAACAATGCCGCGCCGATGCAGGCGAGAAGGCCTTGAAGCATCTCGATCATGGCAGCATCTCCTGATCAGCCGCTTCCGAAAAAGACTTGGCCTCCGTCATTTCCGCAGGCTCGATGGCTGCATCACAATTCTCGCAATGCAGCTCGATGACCTCCGCGATGGATAGAATTCGGAAGCATCCAGGACACCCCCAGAAGCGATCGAAATACCCAGCCCGAGACGTTACTCTCCTGTTTCCGCTGCCTGTGATCATGACTTCACCTCCAAAACACTGTCTGCCGCGTACCGTGTCAGGCCGCTCAACTGCCAAACAGCGTTTTGCGCCGTCAGCATCTTGATAAACACAAATTATGTTGATAATAATGGCAATGTCAACATGATTTATGTCGAAAATTTTGCGAGGGTCAAAAGATGCAGAAATCCATGGGCGAACGACTGAGAGCGGCGCGCGAAGCCGCAAATTATCCATCGGCCACGAAAGCGGCAGAAGCCCTAGGCGTAAGCCTGTCCACCTATCGCGCACACGAAAACGGTCAGAACGAATTCAGTGCCGAAGTCGCCAATCGCTATGCCAAGAAATTCGGCACGACCGCGGCTTACCTTCTGACCGGCGAAGGCGTGCGCAAAACCGAACGCCCGGCGCCGAACATTGTCATGTCCTTCGATCCCGACGAGCAGGATCACGATGGATTTGCCGAGAGCGGAGACGAGCTCAGCTACAGCCGCGAGCATTGGAAGCCGCAGATCCAAGGCGCGACACCGGAGGTCGACGTCAAACTTGGCGCCGGTAGCGGCATCGTCGGGGAAGTCATCAATCTCCCCGTCGGTTCGGGCAATGTTGCCGGGCATAAGATCGTTGCAGAATGGCTAATCCCTACCGGCTATCTGCGAAACGAGGCCAAGGCCTCCCCAAACCACACGATCATCATGGAAGTCGTGGGCGATTCCATGCAGCCGACTTATATGCCGGGCGATCGCGTCATCGTCGATCTCTCACAGAACCAAATGACCACCGATACCGTCTATGCGATCAGCGACGGTTATACGGAGCCGCAGATCAAGCGCCTGCAGCGGGTTCCCTTTAGCAGACCAAGCGAAGTCAAGATCATCTCCGACAATCCGGCACTGGAAACTTTTACCGTCGAATTGGACCGCTTGACGATCATCGGGCGAATCTGCGGTCATATCGCACGCAAATAAAACCAATCTAGGCCATAGACATTCTTCTATTTTAGCCACGCGATCGACATGAATTATGTTGACATAAATCGTGTTGAGTGGCAACTTCGCCGAGAAGAGCCGTTGGCCCTGAATGGAATGAGCCCGGGCAAGAGCAGGATCTCGCCCGAAGTTAGCGAAACCGGACAGGCCAAGTGCAACGATTGGAAAGGCCGCAAGGCCATCGAAGGAGAGCGTCATTCATGCCGAGACAGCCGAATGCTTTCATGACCGCACGGGCAGATGCCGTGAGAGAAGCCGGTAGTGCCGGAACATTGCCGATCGCCAAGACGGGAGAATGATGGTGTACGCTCCGGAATTCTCCTGCGAATATTCGTTCGATGAACTCAGCATCCGCCTATGCGATCGCTGGGAAACCGGGTTGCTATTGTACGGGCGCGCCGAGCTGACCTCCGCGGGAGCCGATTATGAGGACGAGTTCTATGTATCTGAAATCAGGCTGGATGGCGGCGCAAGGCTGGCGCGGCCGAATGCCTCGAACAATGCAGGCGGTTTCGAATCGGAATTGTTCCGGCGGATAGCAGCCGTCATTGAGGACGACAGAACGCAGGCGGGCCGTCACGCCGCCGAGCTTTTCGTGTCTGCATTGGAGCAATCCAAGGAGCTCGACCCTGATCAAAACCGCAAGCTCGGTCGGGAGAGAAAGCTGGAGACATTCGCAACATCGTATTGA